TTAGAATGTATAGATCACAATTTAAAGAAGAATATGGCGAAATTGTATTGGCATATGATAGTAAACATTATTGGCGTAGAGATTTTTATCCATATTACAAAAAGAATCGTAAAAAGGCAAGAGATAATGACAATAATAATTGGGAACAAATTTTCGAATGTTTGAATAAAATCAAACAAGAACTAAAAGATTATCTACCATATAAACATCTTGAAGTGCAAGGTGCAGAGGCAGATGATATTATTGCAGTATTGGCAAAAAACATCGATGAGAAAATGATGATTGTCAGTGGCGATAAAGACTTCATACAATTGCATAAATATAAACAAGTACGACAATATAGTCCGATACTAAAAAAAATAGTAAATGGGAAAGACCCAATCGACTATATAAAAGTACATATATTGAAAGGGGATTCGTCTGACGGTATACCTAATGTGTTGTCAAATGATAATGTATTTGTAGAAGGTTTAAGACAAAGACCCTTGAGTAAAAAGAAGATCGAAGCGTGGAAAGACGGTGAGTTTGAAGGCACAACAGCAACGCAAGAAGTTATGAGAAATTATGAACGAAATAAAACACTTATAGACTTAGATAATGTTCCTGTTGAACTTTCACAAAACATACTAAAAACATTTCACGAAGCACCATGTGGTGATCGAAGTAAAATATTGAGTTTCTTTATCAATAGTAGATTAAAGATACTCACTGAAAGTATAGGAGACTTTTAAAATGGCAGTAAATAGAAATATATTTAATACTAATACTAACAGCTCTAATACGTTGTTAATATCTGAAGTGTTAGATAAAGTACACAAAGCAAAAACAAAAGCAGATAAACTAAAAGTTTTGAGATCAAATGATTCTGCACCATTAAGAATGGTAATTAAATCTTCATTTGACCCAAAAATCGAATGGATATTACCAGAAGGTGAAGTACCATTTAAGGCAAATGATGCTCCAGCTGGAACTGAACATACAAGACTTCATTCTGAAGCTAGAAAACTATATCGTTTCGTTAAAGGTGGCGATGCAGATACACCTCAGTACAAAAAAGAACTTATGTTTGTACAGTTGTTAGAAGGTTTACATGAATCAGAAGCAAGACTACTTGTAAATGCAAAAGAAAAAAAATTGCATCAAATATATAAAGGTCTATCAAAAGATTTAGTTAAAGAAGCTTTTAATTGGAACGAGCAGTATAATAGAAAAGATGCATAGGTGATAAATTGGTTCTTGGAAACTATATTAAAGTATATGAGTCTAAGTTAGACAAAACTATTTGTAATGATCTAATTGTTCATTATAAAGAAAATGGTATTTGGAAAGATTCAACTTTTTCCTCTAATACAGAAAACACTGGTTCGTCTAGTGTTAGTATGAGAGAACATTGGATAAGACCAGGTAAAAAATATCATAACGTATTAGATAAAACTTTCAAAGAGTGTGTTCACTTTTATATAAAAGAATATCCTAGAATTACACCAGTAGCATATACAGGATTTAGATTAAATCATTATGGTGTAAATGGATTTATGAGAAACCATACTGACAATATTTACAAAAGTCACGGACAAAAATTTGGTTATCCTCATTTAACATCACTAATATTTTTAAACGACACATACGAAGGTGGTGAGTTTCTTATGTGTGATCAACAATATAAGTATAAACTTCCACAGGGTAGTGTAATTGTCTTTCCTAGTAATTTCATGTTTGATCATGAAGTTTCTAAAGTCACCAAAGGTGATCGCTACACATGTATGACTTGGATAATGTAATGAGAAAATTAAATCATCAAAGAATATTCCCTACACATATTTTTCAAATGGATAACTTTTATCCATATGTAGATGAATTAAGTAAAGTAATTGAATTAGGATACGAACAACATATTCCTAATTGGCAATCTAGACCTAATCTACATAATGAAAACAACTTCAAAAATTTTGCTGAATATATCATAGATATAAACAAAGAAGTAATTCGTGATAACTTAGGTTATCAATTCGATGATATTAAAATCACAGACATGTGGGCAAATGTATTGAAACCTGGTGAGTATCACGCACCACACACACATTCAAATAATTTTTACAGTGGTGTATTTTATACAGATGCAGAGGACACTTCTGGTATTTGTTTTTCAGACCCTAGAGTACAAGCAAATGTTATTGTTCCCACATCTACACCGAATCTAGATAATGCAAATGTTCTAGAATACAAATCAAAAACGAATCGAATCTATCTATTTCCTAGTTGGATATATCATTGGGTACCTGCATTAAAGGGGAACAAAACGAGAACATCAATAAGTTGGAATATACAACTTAAAGGAAACGTAGGAAAATCAACACATTTTCAGAGTGCTTTTTTTGAATAAAATGCCAAATTAACCCTTGACTTTATATCATATGCTTGATATTCTAGCTGTATAACAAAGGAGAGGTTAATATGTACAAAGTAGAAAAAACAGCAGATACACTATTCAGAGGTGTTGATAACATGATGAACGGTGCCAAAGAAGACTATATTAAATGGTCTACTATGGGTGGCAAAGAGTTATCAGGTTATTCAAAAGAACAAGTTGATACTTGGGATGACAAGATCAAAGTAAAAGCTGGACAAAAATATATCAAGATTGTAAGAGACAGAGGCGTATTTGCTTTTGTTAATATCAATAACCCTAAATTTAAAAAGGGTGATATATTTAAAGCGGCGGGTTATAATAAACCTGCGTTAAATCAAGCAAGAGGAAATGTTTTAGAAGGTGGATACCACATTCAATGGACAGGTCCTTTATATTTAAAATAGAGAGGTAATATGACACCAGAAAAATATAACGAGTTAAGAGAACAAGAACAAGAAGGTCAAATTATGGCTGATGAAACTGTTAAGTCTATTCAATTAAGAAAAGACATAATGAAGTTAGCATTAGCTGAAAGTGCTACTGATTGTACTATCATGTGTGGTACATTGTTTGCTAAGTTTAATGTTTCAATACATGAACAAATGGCAAATAATTTAAAAAAGACTTTACAGACTTTCTTTAATAATAGAAAGAAAAATGATTGTCATGTTCAAATGTCAGGTACATTACCTGATAATGAATACGCTTATGACTTTATGCCAATTGTTGATTTCAGACATGAGGGCATTGGATTATAATATATGAAAACATTTTTATTAGGTACTGCAATTTTATCATTAATTATGGCCGCAGGTGCAATCGAAGATTGTAGTGGTCATTGTATGGGTCAAGAGAATTGGACACTATTCTTTATCATGATAGGTATAGGATTAGTTTCTGGTTTCTTTGGAATATCTTTACAGGATAAACAATAGAATTTATGAATTGGGTTATGCGACCTCTCAACCTCATCATCAAAATGCATAACCCATACCCACACTATATTATGAGGTTGAAGTGAAAAGTGGGTACTTTAGGGGGGCGACCATTCGGATACGCCCCTCTTTTTTTCTAAGGGAACTATGTCAGAATTAAAAAAACATTACAAGTATATTAAATCTTTAGGTGTCAATATTGATATAGACACAGGTATTATTACAAATAATTTTTCTGGTTATGATATGCCAGATTACTCATCTGATAGATGTTTGATTCCTACATCTGACAAAATTACATATACATCACCGAAGAAAGTATTACCTAAGTTAGACTTGCCAGAGGGAAAGGCAATAAGTATAGCATATAACAAAGGAAACTATCAACTCGTAGATAAGGAAGACTTGAAGAATGTCTAAAAAGTTTGTAGGAAATATTGTTAGTGTATCTGGTGGAAATAAAAAACAAAGAACCGATGTTTTTGAAATGGCATTTTGGTATATTGATAGATACATGAGACGATTTAGAAGTTTAGAAATAGACATTGAATTAGTTGCAGATAAGAGTATGGACTTACCTGATTGCCATGGATGGGCAGAAAAACGAGGTAGAAGAGTTTTTGAAATAGAACTTAATAAAAATTTAAAAGGTGATGATTTTACAACTATTGTATTTCATGAACTTTGTCATGTAGAACAATGGGCAAAAGGAAAGTTGGCTGATCTTAATAAAAAAGGTAATGTTGTAAGGTGGAAAGGTCACATTTATGAAAATTATTCATATACAAAACAACCTTGGGAAAGACAGGCATATAGAAAACAAGAAGTTGCTTTGAAGTATTGGAAAAAGTATAAGAAAAGCAAGGAAAATAAAATATTGACAATAGACATAAAATAGGTTATTATAGAATCATGAATATATTTGAATTGAATAAAGACCCAGCAATCTGTGCAGAAATGCATTGTGATAAACATATTGTTAAAATGCCTATTGAATATGCTCAGTTATTGAGTACTGCCCATAGGGTTCTTGACGGAACTGAATACATTGGTACAACTAAGACAGGTCGTAAAGCAAAAAGATGGCGATTAGATGATGATAGAGAAGATGTTCTATACAAAGCATCACATGTAAAACACCCAGATGGTATATGGACAAGACAAACATCAGGTAATTACTACAAACTATTCTTTTTATACATGGCAACTCTTGCAGAATTTAAACATAGATACGGAAAAATACATGGTGCAAGTAAACCCTCGTTGTTTTTACAAAGAGCACCTATGAATATACCACAGGGTGATGTAACTGAACTACCTCAATGTATGCCAGATTATTGTAAAGTAAATGGTAACGCCATAAAAGCGTATCATAAATATTATATTAATGAAAAAAAAGATTTTGCAACATGGAAAGCAAGGCCAACGCCAGAATGGTACTTACAAGGGTAATATGAATATATACAAATGGATAGAGAAAAGTTGGTTTTGGACTAAATGCTTCTTTGCTGTTATGGTAATTTTAATTGCGTCTTTTATATATGGTACATTTAATCCAAACGCAAGTATTGTAAAAAATATTAAACAAAATTATGATTTAGAAATTATTTCAAAAATAAAAGTGTTAGGTCTAAATGAACCTGCATTTGAATATACTAATAATGTACAATTTGTTCAAGCAATGCATAAATGTATTGACTTTTTAAATATGACAACTACATATGATCAAAGAGTGCCATATGAAATGATTATTGGACAAGCAGTTTTAGAGACTGGTTGGGGTAAGTCAAGATTTGCAAAGAAAGCAAACAATCTTTTTGGAATTAGAACTTTCTCATCTGAAGTACCACACTTATTAATTGAGGGAGTAGAAGATTGGCCAGGTTGGGGAGTTAGAAAGTTTAAAACTAAATGCTCATCTGTAAGAGAATATATTAGATTATTAAATGAACACTCAGCATACTCTGAATTTAGAAAACTAAGAAAGTATATGTTAGATAGAAATCAAAATTTAGATGCATTAAGACTAATTAAAACACTAGGTAAGTTTTCTGAGACAACAGATTATGCTAAAAGAACAACAAAAATGATACTAAAAGTTAGAGAAATGGAAAAAAATCTCTTGACAAAAGACTAAAAAAGTTTTATTATAATAACAATATGCCAGGAAAATGGGACGGTAAATCAAGAATTTCTAACGACTTATATCGTAAAAGACACGAAGAGATATTTGGAAAAAAGAAAGTGAAGAAAAAATTGAAACCAATGACACCAGAAGAAGAAGATCGAAACGCAAGTGTTATAAGACTTGCTGATGGTACGGTAATAGGATTAGAAAATCCTAAGAGTGTTGGATATAAAGATGCACCAAAGATTGTTGTTGACCCTAAAAAAGTTAAGGTAACAAAATATATTATACCAGTTAATCCAAATTGGTGGTCACATTTTTGTAAAGCACAAAAAGATATTTTAAGTTTTGAAAAGAATGTAGAATGTGATTGGTGTGGTAAAAAGGAAGAAGATATTTAATGCCAACATATACTTTGGTTAATAAAAACACAGGTGACGAGTTTGAAGAGTTTTGTACTTGGGATGAACTTGAAGAGTTTCTAAAAAAGAATACTGATTTTAAACAAAAAGTATCAGCACCTGCACTTGTTGGCGATCATATAGGTGGAGTTGGCCCTAAAGTAGATGGTGGATTTAAAGAAAATCTATCAAGGATTGCAGAAGCACATCCTACCTCTGCATTAGCAGATAGTTATGGAACTAAATCTACTAAAGATATTAAAACACATCAAGTATTGCGTAAACATGGTATCATTAAACAATCTGGCGAAAAAAGGAATAATAAATAATACACTATGACTAGAGACAGACACAGACAACTAACAGACTTTCAAAAAGCAAAAGAGAAAGAAGCCAAAACTATGAGTCTTTCTCGTTCACTAAAAAAAGAAGTGAATGTTGGTGCAGGTGGAACTCAAGATTATTTAATTAAAGAAGGTATCAATAAAGGAAAAATAGCAAAGGACTTTGACAAATGAAAAATATATTATATAAAGCATTCATGTCACACGCCCAAGGTCATATAGACAAACATGTGGCAAACGTGAATGTAATGTTAGAAAAACCTGTAGGTATAGGTGAACACCCAGATATTATAGAAACAATAGAAAAAGAAATGAAAATAGTTGCAGAATACGAAGATTTAAAAGCAAACATGGAAAAACATTTCGGACAAGAAAAAGGTATTTTAAGTGAGTAGTGATTTAGATTTAATTAGATTATCTGATATGGTTGACATCAAACCTATTGGTGACAATCAAAAAGAAGTTTTTACTGCTTACAAAAAAGGTGTTAATCAATTTATATTTGGTGCAGCTGGAACAGGTAAAACTTTTGTATTATTATACAATGCTCTTAAAGAAGTTTTAGACCCAGCATCAAAACCTAGTAGAATTATTATAGTTAGAGCATTTACACCAACAAGAGAAAATGCATCTGATAATACTAACATTGAGCAGTTTGAAACAAATTATAAAAACATGGTACAATACATGTTTAAACAACCAAATGATGATGCGTTTAGAATGTTATTCGATAGATTAAAAACGCAAGGTGCTATTCAGTTTGCTAGTACATCATTTTTAAGAGGATTAACATTTGACAATGCTATTGTTATAGTAGATGAATGTCAGAATATGAATTTTCATGAACTAGATACTGTGATCACTAGAATAGGTGCTGACACAAAAATTAATTTTGCAGGTGATTTCTTTCAATCAGATTTAATTGATACGAATGAAAGAAATGGTCTACATGACTTCATGAGAATACTAGAAAACATGAAAACATTTACTATTACAGAATTTACAATTGGCGATATTGTGAGAAGTGGATTAGTAAGAGAATATCTAATAGAAAAAACCAAATTAGGTTTAGGAGTGGAAATATGATCAACAATTGGAAATCGAGTTTAGAAAAAATATTACATCACGAAGGTGGATATGTAAATCATCCAAAAGACCCTGGTGGGGAAACAAACCTTGGTGTGACTAAAAGAGTGTATGAAGAATGGGGTGGAACAAAAGACATGAAAGACTTACTAGTTGAAGATGTCAATCCTATTTACAAAAAAAATTATTGGGACAAATGTAAATGTGACGACCTTCCAAATGGATTAGACCTTTGTGTCTTTGACTTTGGTGTTAATGCTGGGCCTGGTAGAGCTGCTAAGTTTCTACAAAGGATGATTGGAACCACGGTCGATGGTGGTATTGGCCCAAACACTTTAAAAGCAGTAAATACATATGTTGAAGAAAATGGTTTAGAAACTGCAATTGATAACTATCAATCTGCTAGACAATCATATTACGAAGAACTATCAACATTCGATACATTTGGTAGAGGGTGGACAAGAAGAGTTGAAGAAACAACTGCTTCTGCAAAAGAACTTATATAATTAAAAAGGTATATTATGTTTAATCATGTGACTACGGTAGAAATACCAAACCTAAAGACTGTAAATATCAATAAGCAAAGATTTTATGTTACACCTGAAGGTAATAAATATCCGTCAATAACAACAGTATTATCTGGTAGATCAAAACAAGGTCTAATGGAATGGCGTAAACGTGTTGGCGAAGATGTTGCTAATCATATCGCAAGAACAGCTGCAAATCGTGGAACAAAAGTACACCACATGTGTGAAGATTATTTAAATAATAATTTTGACGAAGACAAACACAAAAAAGATTTTCTCGCATATTGTCTATTTGGACAATTAAAAAATCAAGCATTATCTAATATAGATAACATCTATTTTCAAGAAGCTTCACTATGGTCAGACAAATACAAAATTGCTGGTCGTGTGGATTGTATTGCAGAATACAATGGCAAGTTATCAGTGATTGATTTTAAAACCTCTTCTAAACCTAGAAAAGAAGAATACAATGAGAATTACTATATTCAGACATCTGCTTACGCAGAAATGCATGAAGAACAAACAGGTACACCAATCGATCAAATTGTGATCTTAGTTGTCACATCTGACGGTGAAGTACAAGAGTTTGTAAAACAAAAACACGACTACTTGCCAAAATTGACAGAAGCAATTGAGGCATTTAATAATGAAAGGTAAT